TGTATTTACTCATGAATCATGGCCGGATGGTCATGTGCCAAAGACCGATCTGGCTAACGCTGTAGCCAAACCAGACCACACCGGCCCAAAAGTTGTGCTGTATGCAGAATTGATCGATGGCCACGGCGAAATAGAGCAGGCCGACCAAGGCGATGAGGATTGCGGACGTCATTCCATGACCCTCCTCCATTTGTCGCGCCACATGCTGCGCGCCATGACTCCGGCGGCATCGGCGACGGCTTCTTCGCTCAGGTGGGGGAAACAGTCGTGCAGCAACTCATGGACGATGGTGTCCAGCTCGTTGATGCCGCTTTGCCGCGGATCAATGAACACACGGCCATCACCCATAGTGAGTCCGTCCGCTTTTTCGCGGCCGAGCTTCCTACGGATGATGGCTATGTATTTGCGGCGAGGCATCAGGCGGCTTTCTTGTAGCGCAGGCTTGCGTAGTGCAGGTTGAGGCGTGCCTCGAACAGCTCCCACTCGTTGTCCGAAGAGAACATCCACTCGATGCTGTGATCGTTTGCCTTCTCCTTGCCGATGCGAACGACCGCGCGGCGCTGAACGCGCTGCTCCGGCCGGTTCTCATTCCATAAGCGCTCATAGGCTGCGAGCTGCAGCTTTTGCGACAGGTAGATGCCGCTCGACGTCTTCCAGTCGAGCAACACGATGCGGCCTTCCTTGTCTACGGACGGCGCGTCGATCGTGCCGCCAAACAAGTGCGCCTCGCTGACGAGCTGCACTTCCGGTTCCAGCACCGTGAGGCCCTGCTCGTTCCAGAACGACAGGAAGTTATTGAACGCGACGCCCGCCTTCTCGACGTCGGCTGGTGCGAACTCGGAGAGGTCAGCCGCCCAGCCGTGGAAGAAGCACTCGATTAAGAAGTGCGTGATTGTCCCGATGTCGGCCGCGCGGTCGCGCACCTTGCGGTAGTCTTGGTTCTTGTTTCCAAGACCCCATGCCCAGTGGATCAAGTTGCTCTGGTCGTCGCCGATTTTGGAGATGGTCGAGGCGCCGACCACTTGCGTGCCGTCTTTGAGGATATATTTCTGGTGCGCTTTCAGCTTCTCCAAACGTACGAGTTTGCGTCCGTCTGCAGCGAAGCGCTCCGGCGCAGGCTCCGCGGCCTTGGCCGAAGGGGAGCGGCGTTTTGCCGCCCCCCTCTTGCGTGCAGTGGTTGCCATGACTACCACTCGACTTCTTCGCCGTTGGTTCCGGTTTTGACCGATGCGCGGGGCGCCTCAGTCACCTCGAAGCCGTAAGCCTCAGCGGTGCCGCCGCTGCTCCAAGTGACCAGATCCAAAATCTGGACGGCTTTCGGCTGCAGCGTGATTCCGGCGCCGAGCGACGCGGTGTACCAGAAGTATGGCACCACAGCGACCTTGAGCTTGCTGCCGCCGCCGATGTTTTCGTTGGTGATCTGACCGGAAGCATCAAACAGCTTCGGTTGGCGCGTGTACGTCTCGCCGTCCTTGCTCTTGCCGGTCGCCTTGACCTTCAGCTTGAGCTGTACCAGTCCGTCGTTCTCGGACCATGGCGCTGCGTGGATCTTGAGAGTGTCCTTTTTCAGCTCGCGTTTTTTGTCGGCGACGAACTCGGAAAACATGGCCTCGATCTGTTTAAGAAACGGCTCCGCGTCTTCGGCGGACATTTCGAGGTCTACTTTGTATTGGCCTTCCTCGCTGAACTTGGTGTCCGGCGAGTTGAGTCTGGGATAGCGAGCGACGCCCGCGGGTGTGGTTATGGTTTTATTCACTTTGTGTATTTGGGTTTGGTGTTTTTGGTTGGATGGGAAAATCGCTGTGGCGCATGAGTTCGCAGAAGTCCTCGAATGTGAGAGTGACCAGCATGCGGCAGTGATCCTTGCGATGGATCACGGCACAGTTTTTGCGCTCGGCGTCGCGGTAGGCTTGAGCGATAGCCGCATCGAGGTCGAAGCGCGCGCGGCCGTGGCGTTTGCACTCGAAGTGCCAGTCCGGCAAGCAGGGCACAATCACGTCTGGTGCGGAGATCCCCCAAGATCCCTGCGAGACCTGTGCGCCCCGCCGTGCCGGAAAACCTTCGGCGGTCAGAGCCTTGGCGACCTCGCGCTCGAACGAGGCGCCCTTCTGTCGGGAATTAATCACTCGTTGATGGCCTCCCATAGCTGTTTATCCGGCGCGTAGACGCTGTTGCCCTCGTCGGTCAGGCGCGGCGCGGAGACGATGTTGCTGACCGGAGCCTTCGCATCAAATCGCGTCAGGCTGGGACGCCATGTCATATTGAGCGTGCCGGTTCGTCCGGCCCTGTGCTTGGCGATGATTAGTTCCGCGTCTTGCGGCTCCGGTTCCTCGTCTTGCACTGCGTAGTAGGATGGCCGGTGAACGAGAGCGACCAAATCGGCATCCTGTTCTATGCTGCCGCTCTCGCGCAGGTCGGAGAGCTTCGGCCGGTTGTCGGGCCGGTTCTCCGCTTGCCTGTTTAACTGCGCGGCGGCGACCACTGGAATGCCAAGTTCCATCGCCATCGCTTTTAGTCCGCGCGAAACAAAGCCGACCTCGTTCTCGCGCGACTTCGCATTCGAGTGCGAGACGAGCTGCAAATAATCAACAAAGATAATCTTCACGCCCCACCTGCGAACGGCCAACCTTGCACGTCCGCGGATGTCCAACAAAGACATGCCACAGCGGTCATCTATGTACAGCGGCTCGCCAGAAAAATCCAAGGCAACGGAACCAATGCGGCGCTTTCCGGCCTGATCGACGAATCCATTGCGGACCAGCTCGGTGTTGGTGTTGGCGCGGGACAACACTACGCGAGCGGCTAACTCGTTGGCTGGCATCTCCAGCGAGAAGTAGAGCACCGGAACCTTGCGGCGCATCAGGTTGTCCGCGATGTTCATCATCAGCGCGCTCTTACCCATGGCCGGTCGTCCAGCGATGATGCTCAACGTGCCGCCGCGGAGACCGCCGGTCACCTGATCCAGATCAGCGAAGCCGGTGCGCAGGCCGAGCGTCTGCTTGTTGTCCATTAGAGCCTCCAGCTCTTCGAGGAGCGACGGCACGATGTCGGCCGCGCTGCGCATCGAGTCGGTCGGAGCGCCGAGACTGAGCGACAAGACGCTCTCTCCGGCGGACTGCAGCACCTCGTCGGCGTTCGCGGCCATGTCGTTAGCCGCTGCCTGCATGGCGACGGCCGCGGAGATAATCGAGCGACGGCCATGCAGATCGCGCAAAGTTTGCGCATGGTATTCGAGCGCGGACAAACCTCCGCACGCTTGCATAAGAAACTCGGTGATAGCTCCGGCGCCGCCGACAAAGGTCAGCTTCTTCTGCGCGTCGAGCCTCTGCGTGACGGCAACGATGTTGGGCACACCGCCGTCTGCGCGGATCTCGTTGATCGCATCGAAAATCGCGCGATGCGCCGGAGTGTAAAAAAGATCGCCGTGCAGTCCGGCAACTTCATCGGCGAGCTTCGGCTCGGCCATGAGTGTGCCTAGCACAGCCTTCTCGGTGTTTGGGCTTTGTGGGGTGGTGGTGGTTTTCATACAAAGTTGTTGTCGTCGTCGTCATCACTCGCTGCCATCGCTGCCAGAACCAGCAGCGCGAGGAGCGTTAGGTAAACGAGCGATTGCACCGGACTCATTGCGCTCCCTCCGGCGTTGACGCATTTCGTAGCGACGCTTGAGCCAGCGGTCGCACGCTTCGTCCACCGCTATGACATCGTCTGCTACATGGGGCCATACGCTTTTAAGGGTTTGTTTAAGTTCGGGTCGCATGGGCTGCCGTTTCTACGTCGTTCGGCGTGGTGGCAGCCGTGGGTTCTTGGTGTGGGCAAGTGTGGACAAATGCGGACATAGGGGCAACAACTTTTAAGCGTTTTCTGCAAAAAATTTCATCCCAGTTTTCGCGGTATTTTGAGCCGTCTACCGGCCGCGGGGCGTCGCCCTTTCCGGCGCTCACAGCGGCTCCTCCACGGCGAGCAGGGCTTCGTGCTTCTCGTCGCTGACGTCGGGAGAGAGCGCCGCGCACCGCTTCAAGACGAGCTTGAGCCGATTGACGCGCTTAATCAGCTCGCGCTTCTCCGCTTCGAGGTTGGCCATTTCGGCCGAGTTGCGCTTGTCCTCGGCGCGGTAGAACTCCAGCTCCGCGGAGGAGCCGAAGTTGCTACCGAAGCCGATCTCGCCGACCACTAGCTCAGGATTCACTTCTTGGCCCTCCCTTGCTCTTCGGCGAGCCGCTCGATGACCGCGTTGAGCAGCAGATAGAGCGCGTCGAGCGTGGCCTTGGCGTCGTCCACTGACGCGGTGATGGTTTCCATGTTGATGGTGTACTCAGCCAACTTGGGCTGAACCGACTTGGTTTTAGCTGTGCGCTTTTTCATGTGTGTGGGAAATGATGAAGAGGGGGGTAAGACATTTGCTGTCCGAGGGGTTAATATAAAATTGATAACTTAGTGGGGGGGGGGGGGGCAATCAGTTATTAGGACGCGCGAGGGATTTTGCGACATCGTCTAGCAGTTCCCAATTGCTTGGCTTCCGGTGCCGCTCTGGGGAGTAACGGATTTTCTGCCTGCCGCTGATGTCGGAAAACGCCCAGAAGACAAACTGATTGATGTCTGACAGGTATGCCGCAAGGACGTCGAAGTCTCCAAAGGCGTAAGCCTGCTTGCTGCCGTTCCTTACAAACACCGCATAGCTTTGGTGCGACGCATCCCACCATGCCGTCTTGACCTGCACCTTGATTGGCGTCGTCCACGGTCTTAGCAGGCAAACATCGGTCGTCTGCGCGTGGCCAAAGGGCATGTAGATCTCCCAGTCGTGGACAATTGCGCCAGCGGCAAAAAGCATTTCAGCCATGTCGCCTTTGCGGCAGGACGATGGTTCCGTTTGGGTGGCAGTCATGCCGCCTCCAATCTTGCGCGCTGCAGGCTGCGCTCTAGGGCGCTGGGACCGGACGTCTGCTGCGGCAGAGGCTGCGGGTTATGCACTCCTCCGCGCTTGTCGCGGTATTTGTCGGTGTAGGGCTTAACGTAAGCGCAGGCGATGGCGGTCTTGATGGCTTCGACGGCTTGCCATTCGTTGACGGTCGCCAGCTCATCCAAGATGATCTTGGCGGCGCGCAACGTCATGGGGTTGTTTCGCCCGCGGATCTTGCCGGTGCGAAATTCGCAAAACTCGCCCCACCATTTGTGGAAGCCGGAGCCGGAGTGGGGTAGGGGAAGCGAATCGGGGCCGACAACCTCGACCGGAACCTTGGCCTTGCGCGGTTTGGATTCGGGGGCGCCGGTTGCTGCCTCGTCCTTTTTGGGAGGATGCGAAGGCGACGGAGTCGCCGGAGTGTCACCTAATAGATGTTCCTTATTGTTACTTATTGTTGGGGTCCGATTCTGACACTCCTTGGGTCCAATCGTGACACTACTTGGGTCCAAAATTTGGACCCGTCTCAATTTGACACCCATCTCCGGCGCCAGTCCGACAATGCGCCAAACGGTCGCCTCGGAGCCGTTTCCGGCGATGCGGCGATGACCCTTCTCGACCATGGCCAGCTCGCCGAAGTCCTGCAGGCGGCGCAAAGAGCGGGCAACGGTTGAGCGAGCCAAGCGCGTCTTGCTGCACAGCTTGCCCCAAGATCCAAAACAGTTGCCATTCTCATCCGCAAAGTCAGCCAGCGCGAGCAGCACCAGCCGGTCGGCGCCTTCCGCCTCGCTCTTCTCCCAGACGTAAGAGGTCGCTGCGACGCTCATTGTGCCCTCCTCAAACGGTTGCGCTTGCTGATATCCGAGGACTCAAACTGCAAGACACCTTCCGTCGTGGCTATGCCGGTGTATTTAACCCTTAGCGTGTCATGCGGCGGGCAGACCGGCTTCCAGCTCTCAGCGTCTTTCACCCAGCAGATCGCGCGCACGTTCCACCGCGGCACGCCCTCGATGTACAGCATGTGCGAGTTTCGCGGGGTCTGCGCCTTGCAGAGCTTGATGTTGGAGAACTCGTCGCCCTGCAGAATGCCGACCTGCCGCGCAGTCTCCTCGGCCAGCTCCTTGGCTGACTTGGGGGCGGCGACTAGGTTGGTCTCTGGCTTCGGCTCCGCGGCCGACACCGGCTCGACCGGCGGGGCGGCTACCGGTTCAGACACCGGATTGGGACCGGATACCGGCTTGGGGGCGGGTTGGGGTTGGGGTTGAGGCTGAGGCTTGAAGGCGGCTTTGGCTTTATCGATGAGGTTTTGCATGGGTGTTTTTGTGAAAAATTTTGCGAGGGCTTACCGGTCGGGGGTTTGCGAAGAAAAAATCAAGTCAGACCCCCTCCCCCCCTCTGTACAGAGGAATGTGCGAGGGGTTAATCGCTGTGGCTCCATTATACATTCTGGACATAGTATTCGGTTATAGCGTAAGTCGTTGAACATCAGCATCGATGATCTCCGGTTTCGGGGTGGAGTTGACCGGCGGGAGGGCGGAAGCGGTCTTTTGTGGCGCGTCTCCGCTCACCTCGACCGGTTCAAACGCCACATCCACCACATCGCCACGCGCCTTGAGTCCGGCCACGAACGTATCCCAAGCCTCTGCGGCCGGTGCCGTGACATGCTCGACGCGCTGCGTGGCGCCGCCTGAGAGCAATTCTGATTTCTCCGTGGCAACCGCGCTCATGATGGTCAGCTCGTGAGACTTCATGTCGGGGATTCGGTCAAAGAGTTCGGCGGTGCCGACAGCGGCCAGCGTCTTCCAATTGCGCGCGGTAATCTCCCGCGCCTTCTCTAGCAGCTCGGGACGATTGCGGATCATCGCCATCACGGTGTGGTGCGAGGTGTTAAACGCTCGGCAGATCTGCCGCACTGACATGCCCGCCATGTGTGCTGCCGCGATAGATTCCGCCTTGGCTTCGGGCACTTGGAGTCCGCTGCTGTTGCGCACCTTGTAGATAGGCACCTCGGACTCCGGCTTGGGCTTCTTCGGCTTGGGCTTAGACTGTGTCTTAGGTCTGGCCATGTCAGTGTCTTGCGTACTCTCCATGAAGTCTCTCGCGGCCAGCTCTTACAGCTTGCGCCGCTTCCTCGATTGTCTCGTAGCAACCGAAACTGTGGCGGCGCCCCTTAAACGTCACACGCGTTGTCCATCGCTTGTTCACAGGATGCCAAGCGACACCCTTTGTTCCGCTATAAGATCGCTTATTCCCGCGAGTGTTGTGCGCGTTCTGCAGCGCGGTTGCTTCCCTCAAATTGCATGCGCGGTTGTCTGCGGGATCGCCGTTGGCGTGATCACACATCGGCTGCGGCCAGTGACCGTTCGCTAGAGCAAATGCAATTCTGTGCGTTCCGATCTTGTTGCCCGAAATGCCAACATATCGATATTTGCCCCGCGGCGTGCCGATGACAGATCCAGCTTGCGCCCTGCCTCTTGCCCGACCGCTGCGCTCCTTCCAGCACATCTCTCCAGTCTCAGGATTGTAGTCGATCATGCTGCGCAGCATCTCGATGCTTACCGGCCGCTTGATGGTCATTTCGCTCCTCCTACCCTTCCGCTCAAACAAAGCGCCTCCTGCTTGATTTTAGCCGCTCCACTCTGCGCTGAGATGTCGCGCAAAATCTTGGTCAGACCCCGAATTACGCTCTTGGCCTTGGCCGCGGTGCAATCGAGCGCCCAGAGGGTGAGGTGACCGCCCATAATGGCGTACCCGAAGCGCCGCGCGCCCTTGATGCGGCGCAGCGCGCTCGACAGCTCCTGCACGCGGCTCTGGATCACCCAGCGCTTGCCGGTCGTGTTCCAATAGCACAGCGCCGCGGGATATCGCGTCAGGCCGGTCTTCGGGTTGACGCTGTTGGTCGTCACTCCGCGTCCTCCTCGCGTCCGCAGCGAATGGCCCAGAGGAACATGAATCCGTAGGCAGCGAGCGCGCCGACCGGCATGCCCGCGGCGAAGCCGATGAGGATGAAGCCGAGGTCAGCCACGGTGCCGCTTCCTCCAGATGCGCTGCGCGATGATTAGCATGATGTGCGCAGGCACCGTTGGGGCGGCACCTCGATAGGTCTTAGTTCTCTTTCCGGTATTCATGTGGGGTTAGGCTTGGGCGTTGGTATCTCAGGGCAAATCGGTAGCCGCTCATGAAGGCATCGCGGCGACCGGAGGCGTGCGCCGCGAAGTAGGCTTCTTTGCGGGTGAGGTGAGCGGACGCGCGTCCTTTGCGGAAGGCGCGCGAGACATGGTCTACGAGGTCGGCAAGGATCTCAGTGCCGTCGCTCACGCGATCCATGGCCATGGCCGCGTTCGAGCGCCAGCGGGAGTTGCTCTCGTAGGTCTCAAGGCTGAACGCCTTGGCGCGGTGGGTGAGTCGGTGCGCGGTCGTCATGCTGCGACCTCCATGCGTTGCAGCCGGTTGATCTCGCCACATGCGGCGCGGACAAGCTGCGCTCTGAGATCGCGGCTCTCACCGCGTGCTTCTCGCATCATGGCGTCGCACTTCATGTTGTCGTCGCGCAGTCCGTCGTTCTGTTGCTCAAGGTCGGCGATGCGGTCCTTGAGTTGGATGGTCTCGTTCCGGTAGCTGTCGCGGGATGCGCGCAGGCAGCGGATCAGATCGTCCTTGTCGATCTTGTCCTTGTAGGTCTTGAGCTGCTCTTCGGTGTTGCGCAGTCGCGCTTCGAGCTGTTGAATGCGTTCGGCGTCGCTCACTTCGCGCTCCCTTCATCCCAACCCTTGCGCAGCTTCACATAGGCAAGCAGCGCGGTGTGGATCTCATTGCTCGCCGCGGCCATCGCCTTGGGCGAGGTTGTGACGTGCGCTAGGTCCGGCAGCGCCGCGGCCAGCACCTCGCACATCCGGCGTGCCTCGTCGCGCTCGTTGAGCAGCCTTTGCATGGGAGCGCGCAGGACCGGCAGCGTCTGCACCATCGCCGCGGCGACGTGCGTTGAACCGAGGCACTCAGGATCTCCGCACTCGCACATCTCCTGCTGGTAGTAGCTCATGTCGATCATGACCGGCCTCCGATGCGGTTGATGACTTCGAGCGCGAGGAACACGCTGAACGTCAGCGCGACGACGGACACAAACGTCGTGTCGGTGAGGTAGCTCAGGGCTTCGAGCATGGTGGGTGTGTTTGTCATAAAGGTTACTTGCTGGTGCGCAGTGCGCGCTTCTGCATGAAGGCTTCGAGCGCACGGTGGGAGATGCGCGTCCCTCGTTGTCCGCCCACCGAGAACGCGGTGAGTTCGCCGGAGCGAATGAAGTTTTCGAGGACTGTGCGGCGGCAGCGGACGGCTTTGGCCGCTTCGGTGACAGTTAGTACAAGAGGTGTGGTCATAAAAGTAATGGCGTACGCAAAGGTGCACACAATGCGGACCTGCGTGCAAATCTTTTTTTTGGGGAGCGTGCGTCATAGGGTGAAGACCCCATGTCCGGCGCATGGGCCGGTGTTGACATCGTGAGGACTTGGGCGGACGTTTGCGGACGTATGAAAACCAAAACAAGGGCAGCACGTCCCGATAGCAAGCGCGTTACGGTTTCGCTTCTGCCCACGCTACACGCCAGAATCATGCGAGCTGCGCCCGCGCACCGCGTGAGCAACAACCGGTATGCGCAGATGGCGCTCGAATTCTTCCTCGACTGCGAGGAGGCATTCGGAGGGCCGCTTACGGACCAGTTCCGAGGCATGACGGTGCGGCACCTCAAGCAAACGCAGGAAAAACTGCAGCAGTTTCTCGCCGAGCAGTAATTTTTTTTCTGCCTGTAAGTCGCTGATTTACAGAGAAAAACGCATTTTCACCATGCAGGGGCTAAATTATTTCTTTGACGCGTCCACAGTCGTCCTCTAAAGTCCGCACTGTTATGCAAAACACATACACAACACAGCCTTGGACATCACACCGCGCGGTCGCCAATCCGGTGACGCCCGCGATCACCCAGCACACCGCGGAAGCGCGCGACCTGCAGACCGTTGCCGGTCGCGGCGAGCTGCTGTTCCACGTCCTCGTCGGCGGCGATGGCCTCCGGCCGGTGCGCGCAGCCTACGCGGCCAACAGTCAGCTCCGCGCCGAGCAGCTCGCGCTCGCTTGGACGCGCTCCCGCTGGGCGAGAGACCAACGCCAACTTTTCGTCATCGAGACCGAGATCGTTGACTAACCACCAACCACCAACCACCAACCACATGAAAACACACACCACCAACATCCGCTGGAACTTCAACCAGCAACTCACCCGCCTCCGCACCGGCGACCTCGTCCGCTACGACGGCCGACCGGTGCGCGTCGAGCGCGTCACACCCACGGCAGCCTACGTCGCGCTGCCGGTCGAACCCCGCACGTTCACCACCCTGATGGGTCAGACGGTGACCGTGAAGGCCAAGCCGAAGTGCGTTGCCATCTCGGCGAACTCGGAGATACCTGTCTTGAACCGGAGGGCTGCTTAACACCCCAGCGTCTACACGATATGAAAAACACCACAGCACCTAAGCACAGCAAACAAACCGCGGCGGCGCGCAAATATGAGGCCGAGTGTGAGGCCAAGCGACTGCGGGTCCGCAAATATGTCAACCGGCTGACCGCTTACGCTCCGAGCGAATGGGGCGAGTCCTGCAGCTCGACCGGAGCGCGCCTGACGTTCCGCGCCACCATGATCCTGCACCGCATCGATGACGCCATGATCGGCACGCCGGACTACATGGGCTTGGCCTACTGGTGGGCCGAGGAATACAAGCACCACCTGCGCGCCGCCACACCGGCCGAGTGCAAGCGTGCCCATGACAAACTGATCGCCGAGGGGCTTGCTCTCGATGGCGTCAGCGACCGCCACAGGGAGATCATCTACAAGATAACCGAGCGCAGCGTGCGCAAGGCATTCGGAAAATGACCACCCTCAACACCCACGCCATCGCGCAGTCCGCGGCCACGTTCAACGCGGACCATGATTACGATCTGCAGGCGGCGCTCAAGTTGACCGAGCTGGTCATCAGCCACGCGCACATGGTGCAGCTCGCCCGCAAAGAAGCCGCGGACCCGCAACTGATGCTGCCCATCGAGGAGGTCGCATGACCCCCAAAAAAAGGCTGTTGACGTGTCCGCAAAAGTCCACTAATGTCCACGTTGTAATGAAAACCAAATCCAAACCAACCATCAGCGCCGCGCTTGCCGCGACGCATCAAGTTATCAGCGCCCAGCTTGAGCCGTACAAGGCCGAGTGCATCGAGCGCGCCGAGCGCGCGTTCCTCGACTACATCGAGAACGTCATCAAACCGGCCCTCGAAGAAGGCGGATACGACCTGAACGAGATTGCACCGTATCCGAGCAGCTTGCATGAGAGCCGCTCGTCTTACCTGCACAAGCAGCGCTACCGCGCTGAGATTAGCTCGCTGACCGAGTCGCTTCCACGCGAGTCATTCTCGCCGAGCGCGCCGGAGATTGTGAAACTTAGCGACGAGCGCGTTGCCCGCCGCGTGCAGCAGACCCGCGACGCCATGGCTACCGACTTCGACGGCTACGTCAACAAGCTCTCCACCAAGATCGGTGAGGGCGTCGTGTCGGCCGAGATCACCGGCAGGCTCTGGGACTACAGCACGCTAACCGTCACCAAGAACGACGGCAGCGTCGAGCGCTGGCGCACCCAGCAGATCATCAACGTGTCCTGCCTTGGCAAACTCTTCAACCAGTGGCCAACGCGCCGCTCAAAATAATGCGTCTCACCAGAGCACTCATTAACAAGGCCATTGCCCACACTCGACTCCGAGTGGAGGGTCATGGCGATGGATACTTCTACTTTATCTGCACCGATACCGGATACCAAATGGGGTTGAACGTGAATGTCTGCAGGTTGAACCATCAACCGATCAACACTTGGATCTCAGACGCTGAAGAAGCGCGTAACTCCAACATCATCGAAGGAATACGAGAAGACGGCGTTTTGCCGCATGATCATGGAGGGTTTGACGGATGAACATCATGAACGCAGCACAAGCAAAGCAACAGGTTGCCGCGGAGCTGGTAAACAATCCGCCAAACGATGGGCCGTGGACGACCGGCAACCAGATCAACAACCGCGTTGGGCACGCTCAATACGACGCGCGTGACGCCAACGGAGAGTGGTTTGTAACCATGCTGTTCTATGCCCCAAGCAATGCTCGCTCCAACGCGCGCCTTATGGCGGCGGCGCCTCAACTGCTCGAAGCGTGCCAGATGGCCTTGGCGCAGCTTGAGGTGACCATGCCTCAAAGCGCGTGGCTTGGCCAAATTCGCAACGCTATCCGCACCGCAACCGGACCACTTGAATAACATGACCACCCTTAACCCGCTCGCCCTCCTCGCGCTGGCCTTGGCGGGCTGCGCGGCCACACCCAACGACTACAACACCGAGCAGGCGCTGCCGGTCCTCACGATTGACATTCGCAGCATTCCGACCGGCGCCGTCATCTACATGAACGCGGAGTATGTCGGCACCACACCGCTGCAGCTCAAGGTCGTCGCCGACAAGTTTGGCAACTGGCAGAAGCCGACGCGCTTCCAAGCGTATGTGCCGCACGATACGCAGAACTTCGAGGAGGCGCTGTATCCCTCCGGCTCCCGCGTGCCGTCTCGCCTGCTGCTGCGCGTGCCGCGCTACACGCACTGGTACAGCGCAACGCAACCCAAGGCGCCACAGACCGCGCAAACCCTGCAGGTGCGATGATGCGTCACGATTACTTCGCCACCGGCACCTTCCCATGGGACGGCCTGCGACTCGCCGGTCGCGTCTTCGACTCGCCGGAGCTGTTCTCGATGATGCGCCGCCAGTGCCTAAGCGATGGCTGCGTGCGCAACGCCTGCCTCGAACTCGATGTCCTGCCATACGCCGAAGAGGTTGCGGAGATTGAGGCGCATATTTGCCGCATCGAGGCGGCTTACTGCTAACGCAAAACGGCCGCGGGCATCTCTGCCAGCGGCCGCTAGGACTACACCGGCTTCAAGCCGAGCCACTCGAACAGGACCGTGATCCAGCTCAAGTTGCTCCGCTCGCCGACAAACCCTGTCGCGCCATAGGGACCGTAGACGATCCCAAGGGGCGAGGACGTTTCGTAACGCATCTGCGCACCTCCTTTCCGCTATCTATTCTACCACCTTAACGTGGATAGATTTAGTTACTTTTTAGACACATCGCACCGGACATGTCTAATTGGTGGACTTATCCCAGACTGACGCGACATCAACCTCGCGGTCGTACACCGCGTAGAACCTAGCGGTCGTCTGCGGACTCGTATGGCCAAGCATGTGCTGCACCAACGATATCTTGCCGGTCGCGTTGAGCATGTCGGAACCGGCCTGACGTCGCAGCTCGTAGGCCGCCGAGCGCCTGTCTGGGATGAACTCGCGGACCCACGCATTGAACATCCGCTCCATGAAACGCTTCCGCGCCTCGAACGTCTTACCGGTGATCAGGTAGTCGCCCTCGACCGCGAGCAGCTCCGCGGACATCCACTCCGGTAGGCTCATGACTCTGCCGCGATTGTGGCCGGTCTTGAGCGTCACGCCTTCCTCCGGCCGCTCGATGATCACGATGACCTTCCGGTCCTCGCGGTCCTCGATCCATGACTTGCGGGCGGCGGCGCACTCCGAGGGGGTCATACCGAGGTAGCGAGTTAGTAAATACGCGCGCCTGACGGACCCGCCCATGGCCTTGCTCGAAGCGTCCATCTTTTCGAGGATCTCCGGCGCGATACGGACGAACGTGCTGACCGGCGCCTTCATGCCGGTCGTGGCCTTGCAGAACTTGTAGACATTGTCCGGCAGCTCGAAGCCTTCCCATTCGAGGCTGTGCGCGAAGATTGAGCGGGTCGAGGCGAGGTTGGTGCGAATGGAGTAGGGGCTGCCTTCGTAGTTCTGCTGGTATTTCGAGATGAGCGCGGGCGTCAAGATGGACAGCGGCTTTGACTTGATGGCCTCGACGTCTTCGGTGCCGAGCGCGACGCGCAGAAACCGGAGCATGCAATTGACATTTTCGTGTGCGCTGCGGATCTTGCTGCGCTGAAGATAATGCTCAATAGCCTTGCCAATCGACTTGGATGCGTCGCGCCTAGCATGGTCGCTAATGGCCTCAACGCCCTTGGACGCCGCGTCATCAATGATCAGCTTGGCTCTGGCCTTTGCCATGGCGAGGTCCGCCGAGCCGAGGCTGATGCGCTGCCGCTTGCGGGTGCTGGGGT